TGTCAGGGGTGATTGAGCGGCCCCGGGAAGCGTCGCCGATTACGGACCAGGCGAAGCTGGACCGGCTGCTGGGCAAGTTCGCGGAGCGCCACAGCGGCATCCGCAATATGTTCAGCGTGGCGATGCTTCAGGAGGGGATGACCTATAAACAGCTGGCCATGGACAACGAGAAGGCCCAACTGCTGGAGAGCCGGAAGCATTCCTCTGTGACCATCTGCCAGATGTATAAAGTGCCGCCGCACATGATCCAGATGATGGACCGGGCGACGTTCAACAACATTGAGCACATGGGCTTGCAGTTCGTGATCTATACGCTGCTGCCCTGGATCAAGCGTCACGAGGCCGCAATGATGCGGGATCTGCTTCTGCCCTCTGAGCGCGCCGACCTCTACATCGAGTTCAACGTGAGCGGGCTGCTGCGTGGGGATCAGAAGTCCCGCTATGAAGCCTATGCGATCGGCCGGAACTGGGGCTGGCTCTCTGCCAACGACGTGCGCCGGCTTGAGAACATGCCGCCGATTCAGGGCGGTGATCGCTATCTCTCTCCGCTGAACATGGCTGAGCCTGGCAATTCTGCCAGCGCGCTGAACGCCACTCCCGACCAAATGAAAGAGATTGAGGACATCCTATGCCGCGCTTGATCAATTATCCGCATGTAGCGTCCATGGTGTTTGGCGTGCCGCTGTTCGCGACGCCGGCACTGGTAACCGCTGTGAAATCTGTTCTTGAGCCTCGTCTCCTTGGTAAGGACGCTGGCTCCGTTGAGTCTATGGCTCCGCTGGCGCTGATGGATGATGAGCAACGGGCTGCTCAGCCGGAGCGATCCGCGAACCAGCTGGCTGTGATTCCGGTGCACGGGATTTTGGTACCGCGCCGGGGTGAGATCACCGAAAGCTGTGAAGAGCTGGTTTCCTATGAGCTGCTGCGATCGCAGATTGAGTCGGTGCGGCATAACGACCAGGTGGCGGAAATCATCCTCGATTTCCACACCGGCGGTGGCTCCGCGCTCGGATGCAAGGAAGCGGCTGATTACATCCGCATGGTGTCCGCTGAAAAGCCAATCACAGCGCTGATCAACTTCGCGGCCTGCTCGGCAGGGTACTTCCTGGCCTCTGCTTGCTCACGGATCGTCGCCAGCCCTACGTCAATGGTTGGGTCCATCGGCGTAATTATCGAAACCTACGATGTGAGCCGTGCCGAAGAAGCTGCCGGCATCAAGTTCAACACATTCTTTCGGGGAGGGCACAAGAACGATGCCTCACCCCATGAGCCAATTACAGACCAGGCCACCCTCGAGATCGGGCGTCGGCTGGACGCGGCCTACGAAATGTTTACCACGTCGGTTGCGGAGTATCGCGGCCTGGATGTGGAAGCGGTGGTGGCTACCGAGGCAAAGGTGTTTTCCGCGAAAGAGGCGCTCAGCCTGAAGTTGATTGATGAGATCGCGCCTGCTCAGGACGCGGTGAATGCCATTGCAGCAAGTTACCGGCAAACCGAACAGGGCGGGAGCCGGCGAATCTCTGCGCAAGCTCATGCCCTGAATACCCAATGCCAGCTCTAGCCACGCGGCGGAGCAGCTAACCGGGCGGCCAATTGGCCGCCTTTTTTATACCTGAAAGAAAGAGGAAAGCGACATGGATCCGATCGAAGAACTCCGCCGCAAGAGAGCGGAAGTAAACCAGAAAGTCCAGGCCCTGGCAGCTGCTGAACAGGAAAGCGGGGAGCTGACTACTGAGCAGCTGGCAGAATTCGACTCACTGAAGGCAGAGTTTGATCAGCTGTCCCAGCGGATGGAGCGGGCTGAACAGGTCGAGCGCATGCAGGCCGCTGCAGCCCAGCCGGTTCGTCCTTCTGCCAACAACGCCCCTGCAGTTCACATCAAGCCTGAGCTCAAGCAGTACCCGGGCGCCAGCGCTGCCCGGATGGTGATGTCCATCGCAGCCGGTGGCGGCAACCTCACGGATGCGGTGAAGTTCGCTCGTAACGAGATCGGTGATATGGACGTTGCCATGGCCATGGAAACCGGCGGTGGATCCGGTGGCGCCCTGGTGCCGGACAACATGCACGATGAGGTTATTGAGCTGTTGCGTCCGCGCACCGTGGTTCGCCAGCTGGGTGCCCGTAACGTGCCGCTGCCGAATGGCAACCTGTCCATGCCGCGCATGAGCTCAGGCGCTACCGCCGGTTACGTGGGTGAGGGCAACGATGTGCTGGCAAGCGAAGGCAGCACCGATGACGTGAACCTGTCTGCAAAGACCATGATCACGCTGGTGCCGATGTCCAACCAGTTGATCGGTCGCGCGGGATTCCGCATCGAGCAGATTGTCCTGAACGACATGATCAATGCCATGGCGGTGCGTGAAGACAAAGCCTTCCTTCGAGACGACGGCACCAGCAACACGCCGAAGGGCTTTAAGGCTACCGCCACTGATGCCAGCCGTACCGTTCCCTGGTCTGGTACCGCTGACCTGGCAACGATCGATGCCTACCTCGACAGCCTGATCCTGCAGCTGATGAACAGTGACAGCCTGTTGATTCAGCCCGGCTGGGCTCTGTCTCCGCGCAGCTATATGAAGCTGTTCGGTCTGCGCGATGGCAATGGCAACAAGGTCTATCCGGAGCTTGCTCAGGGTATGCTGAAGGGTTACCCGATTCAGCACACCACCACCATCCCGACCAACCTTGGCGCCGGTACCAATGAGTCCGAGATTTATTTCGCGGACTGGAACGACGTGGTGATCGGTGAGCAGGAAAACATGAAGGTCGATTTCTCCCGCGAGGCTACCTACAAGGACTCCGGCGGCAACCTGGTGTCTGCGTTCTCCCGCAACCAGTCCGTGGTTCGTGTGGTGGCTGAGCACGATATCGGCTTCCGCCACCTGGAAGGTCTGGTGCTGGGTACCGCTGTTACCTGGTAATCCCATGGCGGCGTCCTGCCGCCATTCATTTTCTCTCATCAGGAGTATGAGTCATGGCTGAATCAACCAAGAAAGACGAGGCGGCAAAGGATCAGGCCGAATCGAAAACCGAAAAGTCTGTCGTCACCTTCACCAAGCCCTGGAGCCGTTATAGCCGAGGCGATGTGGCCGGCTTCAGTGCCGATGAGGCGGAGCGCCTGGTCAAGGGCAAAGTGGCTGTGAAGGGCACCAAGCTGCCGGCCAACAAAGCCGATCAGGAACCTGAACCGAAAGCCTAACGGAATGCCGGCTACGGCCGGCTGAGGAACTGCCCGCATGATCACTGTTGAAGAGGCCAAGGCGCACTGCCGGATCGAGCACGATGCCGAGGACGGTCTGGTTTCGTCCCTGATCGCTGCTGCCTTCCGGCAGATCGAAAACCGGACTGGCCAAGCCTTCGAAAAGGTTGACGGTGCAGAGATGGTTCTCGATGCGCTGCCCTCAGGAACTGGCGGAATTGAGTTGAAGTGGACTCCCGTTCGCGCTGTGAACGAGGTGGTGTATCTGGATCCGCTCGGTGCGGAGCAGACCCTGCCGGCTGGCGATCTTGCTCTGGATGGGCGCGGGGTGTACCCCGTGCTCTATCCAGCAGCTGAATGGCCCGCGAGTAAATCTCAACGGGCCTCAGTGAAGGTAACCGCCGATATCGGGCACGCGGAGCTGCCTGCTGATGTGCGCGCAGCTGCCTTGCTGATCGTTGGACACCTGTATGAAAACCGGGAAGCCGTTGTGATCGGCACGATCGCCACGGATCTGCCCATGGGCGTTGAGCTTCTGCTCGCTCCCTACGTCATCCACAGGATGGGTTGATATGCAGGCTGGGAAACTGAAAGACCGCGTGACGCTTTACGGGGCTCGGACCGGCGAGAATGAGCCTTCCTGGCCTGTTGTTGGCACGGCATGGGCCGGGTTCCAGGAGCCCCGCAGTGTTGGCCGTGCCGAACCGAGTGGCATTCGTGCGGTAGACAGCACCTTCGTTCGCATGCGCTATCGCCCGGATGTTGAGCAGGGACAGCTGATTCAGCGTGGTGCCGACTGGTACATCATCGAATCTGTTGAGCCTGGCCAGAGCCGCAGTGAGCTTGCGATCTCTGCCAGGAGGATCATTGGCCACGCCGCGCAGTATCGCCAGAAGAGTGAAATTGTGGATGTTCCCGTGCTGGCGTTTCTCACTCGCGAAAACATTTACGTTGGGCCGATGAATGAGCCCCGGTACCAGATCGAGCTTTTCCAGCCTCAGTTGCCCTACCCATGGGGCCGGCGTGGCGATCAGATCACAACCAGAGGCGTGACCTACGTTGTTGACGGTGTTGTCGAGGGAAGCGACGACGGTGTGACTTTGCGGGTTATGGGAACAGTCTGATGGCTCGTCGGCAGCCCGCCATCCAGTTGGACGGTCTGGAGTCGGTACTGGAGAGCCTGGAGGATCAGCCCCAGGCAATCCGGAGGGCGTCACGCGCTGCAATCAACGACCAGGGGCGGGAGAGCAAGCGCGAACTTGCGGAGATCATCTCGCGGGACGGCATCTCCAGAGCAAAGGCCGGTGGCCAGATTGGTCTCCGCCGGGCGACGAATAAACAGCCCATCGCAGTATTGGCTCCAACCAGTCGCCGAATCCCTTTCAGATATTGGAAAACGACTACGCGAACGACTGACAGCACCGGCACCCGGGCCAGTGTCTGGATTCGCAAGGGCGGTCAGCTCATGCGGGTATGGGGCTTTGTAAACCCGAAGGCAAAGAAGCGCACCATCCTGACTCGCCATCGGAAGGCTGGAGAGGATCGGATCCAGCCAGCAGCTGGCCACAGCATCAAGTTGCACTTCCAGGCTGCAGCCGATGACCGGTTCCGGAAATCTGTGGGCGAGAGCCTGAGCGACAAATTCATCCGACGTTACAACGAGCAGCTGAAAAAATGAGCGCGAAAGCAACGCAAGTGGTGGACGTGCTGATCGCACGCCTCAACGAAATCAGCACCGAGAAAGGCTTTTTCACGGACGTTCCGGGGGACGTTATGGATGATGACCCGGCCTTGTATTTCGATGAGCACACGGCTTTGCCCTGCATCGGTATCCGGAATCTCACCGACCGCCTGGCAACCCAGTCCCGTGGCGCGACCAACCAGACCCGCACGGTAGAGATTGTGGCTTATCTGGAGCGGAGCCCCGGTGTAAGGGGCCGTCAGGATGAGTTGCTACAAGACATCTACCGAACCGTGTTCAGGCCAGAGAGCATCAAGTTCGACGGCTTGGCTGTCGAGATCGAAGCCGGCGAGGCTCAGCTCGACGATGTTGAACTCGGCACAAAGATCATCCCGATCTACCTGCCGATCACCCTGACGTACAACACCCTGAACTGGAGATAACCCATGGACTACAAAGACACAGGCCTGATATTCGCCGGCAATATCTATATGGCTCCCATTGTGGATGGATTGCCTACTGGCTTTGCCGGGCCGATCAACGTATCCCGGCTAGAGATGACGCCGCCACAGCCGGAATCCGTTGACCGGACCAGCTTTCAGCGCGACACCTATGGTCAGGTGCTCGACTCCGTAAACCTTCCGGGCGAAGCGCCGCGCATGGCGATGGACTTCGACTCGTTGCCATCAGGGCTTCTGGCTGACGCCCTGGCTGGTACCAGTGAAGCCTACACCTCTTCAGTCCAAAGCGTGACCGGTGAGGCGGTTACCCTGGCTGAGGGGGTATGGCAAAAGCTGCCTTACCCGAACGTGGACGTTTCAACCATTACCGTCACGCTGGAATCAGACGGCACCACTGTTCTGACTCGTGGCACAGATTATGAGGTTGAGTCTGCCAGTGGTCTGATCCGTGCACTGAGCGCCAATGGTGCGGCCGCAGTCACGATCGATTTCGACACCGTGGAAACCTCCGGCCAGAAGATCCGTGGTGCGACCGAGATCTCCAAAAAGCGTCAGATCATCATGGACGGCAAGAACCTGGTGACTGGCAAGAACGCCACGGTGACCATCTTCAGCGCTTCCTTCAGTGCCACTCAGGCACTGGATCTGATGGCTCGGGAATTCATCACCGGCACCCTGGAAGGAACCATGACCACGCCGGAAGGCAAGGGAAGCCCCTACGAAATCCTGATGCAGGAATAACCTGCGCTGGCCAACCGGGCGGTA